GGTATAGATATATCAAACCTAGAAGATTTAGTATTTTTTTCTCCAAAGAGACTACAATTAGACAAACATGAATTTATGGTTACTAGATTAGTAGGAGGTAAAAGAAAATTAGAAATATGGCGAGTATCTAAAAATCAACCATTTTTATTTGAATCTTTTAATGCGCTTTATGACAGAGAAACAAAGTTTCTAGGAAAGTTTATGTCATTTTCTTCAAAATTTAAAGGTCTTTTAACACGTGGCGTAACATATGACCCTGGCTTTTTTATGTGGGCAAACTTTATAAGAGATACTGCTTCTGCAGCTATTTTATCTAAAAATAAATTTAATATTCCAGTTTACTCATCTTTAGGAGGACTTTTAAAACAATGGCGCAAGAATCCAGTTGTAAAAGATAGGGATGGGAAAGTTCTTAAAAATGCAGATGGAAGTGATATGCGCTATCAAGATATGTGGCATGAATTTGTTATGAATGGCGGCTCTTTCGGTTCAACATTACTTCGTACAAATATTAATGAAAATGCATTAAAAAGATTATATAAAGAAATGAATATTCCTTATGACAGAGTTCTTAATAAGGCAAGTGATTTACCAATAGCTGCTGTAAAAGCACCATTAAGAGCTGGAGGAAAAATTATTCGTGGATATGAGGATGTTGTTTCAACATTTGAATATGCTACACGTTTTCAAGAATATACTCAATTAAGAAGGCGTGGAGTTGGTGCAAGAGAAGCAGCATATCAGGCAAGAGAAATAGCAACAGACTTTGGTATGCATGGTACAAGTCATATAATTACATTTTTAACTAGACAAGTTCCATTTCTTAATGCAGGACTTCAAGGTTTATATAGGTCTGCTAGAGCATTTGAGGGATTAACAAAAGCTGAAAAAATCTTTGTTGGCTCAAAAATTGCTACGGCCTTAACTTTACCAACTTTATATTTCAGATATCTAAATCATGGAAATAAAGATTATGACCAACTACCCCAACACGTTAGGGATATGAATTATGTAGTTCCTCTTTCACCGGATAAATCGGGTAAACCAATAGAAGAGAGATTTTTATATATTCCAAAACCATTTGAATGGGGAGCAATGGCAACTGTTCTGGATAGAACTTGGGATTGGCTAGGACCACAAGCTATAGTAATAAATGGAAAAAAGATTTCATGGTTGGAAGGGAAAGAAGATTTTACATGGGATGATTTTGTTGCAATCGCAAGTAAAGTTGTATCAGAACAATTACGATTAGATATTATTCCACAAATAGTTTCACCTTGGGCTGATTTGGCACTTAATAAACGCTTTACTGGTTCAGCAATTGTTCCAGAATGGGTACAACAGAGTCAAGAGAAAAACGCTCAGTATTATCCTTGGAGTAATGCTGCAATTGCTACAGCATGGACGAAGTATAATTTAGGTGTAACTGGTTTAAGTGCAATTCAATTTGAATATTTACTTAAAGGATATACGGGTGCAATGGGTCAATATTTTTTAGATTTTATGGTAGACCCGCCATTTAGAGGTGATGACCCGAAAGAGGATATAATGTTTACAGCCCCTAGAATAGAAACTGACCCTGCTCTTGTACCGGGAAAAAAGATTAGCCCGTGGATATTTAAAGACTGGAATAAAGTACCATTACTTAAACGTATATTTAGTGTTGGCCCACATCAGCATACTCAAAATATATTAGATGCCTATAAGTTACAAAATGAAATATCTACGAGGGTAGATACATTGGCTAAATTTGAAAAGGGACCTGAAGCTAATCCAGTTCAGTTTGAAAAATTAATAGAGGACCCTTATACACAAGATATTTTACTATTAGATAAAACGCTTGCAACTCAATTTGATATGATGAGTGAAATATCAAGAGAAGAAAAAAGACTTTGGGGATATAAGGCGGCAGATATGACCCCTGAAGAAAAGGGAGATGCTCTTAGAGAACTAAGAATACGAAAAGCTGAAATTGCAGATTCAATTATGGAAGCACTAAAAGGAATGGATTTGGAATATGTTATGCCAAAACTTTTCACTATTCCACTTACGCACCATGAAGTTAATTTATTTAAACTTGTAAAGGACTTGCCTAAAGTTAGAGACTTTCTTTTTCCTGGAGCTAAAGAAGAAAAAAAATATACTCCAAGTGGAACAAATTTAACTTATGAACAAATGTTGGAGTATTATTAATGGCTAACAATAATTTAGATGACCAGACAAATAAAGTGATTGTACCTATACCTAAACCTAATATAAATGACCAAACAAATGAAATAATAGGTACTTCAGATTGGAGTAAAATAGGATTAAGCTATGTAGATGGTAAATTTTATCTTGAGAACCCATTATTTGATAGAATGCTAGTACAAGAAAGTAGCAGAGGAGCAAATTTAAAAAGTCCTAAAGGTGCTATAGGTTTAATGCAGATTATGCCCGGAACAGCTAATACTGCACAATTAACAGATGATGAGGGTAATTTAAAAACTGCAGGTTATGGAATAAATTATACTTTAACCAAAGATGAATTACTTGACCCTGTAAAAAATATTAAATTTGCTATGGAATATTTTAAAGGTTTAAGAAAAAAATTTGGAACTGATGAATTAGCTTTAATGGCTTATAATTGGGGACCAGGAAATGTTAGAAAATGGCAAGCAGGTGAAATTTCAAATGATGAAGTTCCTACCGAAACGATAAATTATATTAAAGATATACTTGGAGACTTAAAATGACGGATTGGCAAAAAGATGTTTCTGAATTAAAAACGGATATAAAATATATTCGTGATGATATAAATATTATGCAGAAACAAATTAGAGATTTAAATAAAACATCCCATATGGGTTTAGGTGGACTTAAAGTATTTTTATTTGTAGGTACATTTCTTGGAGCTATATGGACGTTTATAAAATTAACAGATTAGGGGAGACTTATGGAAACAATAAAAAAATTTTTAAGTGAAGTAAAAGATATTGTAGGTTTTATGTCAAGAGGACAAAAGATTTTTTTTGCATCACTTATTATTGTTATAATTATTTTAATAATTAATTAATAATGGAATGGCTGCTTGCCACTATAATAGGCGTATTTGCCGGAAATGTTATAGAATCAGGCAGTATTGAAAGTGGAGGAAATATAATGGGTGGTTTACCTGTAGAAATGATTACAATGCTCGGCTCTAGCGTATTGGGTGGTGCTATGACTCTTTGGGGTCAATCAATAAAAGCTAAACAGCAACAACAAGTAATGCTTATGGAGCGTGCAAAATTTCAAATGTCTTCTATTGAAAAGGCACGGGCTTATGACAATAAAGGATTTCAATGGACACGAAGAATTATAGCATTGATTGCGGTTTTTTTTATTATCGTATGGCCTAAAATTGTACCAGTAATATTTGATGTTTCGGTCTTTTTAACATGGACAGAATTATCACGTGGATTTTTATTTCTAATTGAACAAAAAGAAATGTTAGTGGATAGAGAGTTTGCAGGAGTAGTCATTACACCAATGGATACACATTTAATGTCGGCAATAGTTGGATTGTATTTTGGTGGAAGTCTAGTTAAAAAATAATGCCTGACAAACCACTAAGAATTTCAGAATCGGCAGCCGTGCAGATGCCTATGAAAACGGTTGCTAGCCTCATAACATTAGTCGCAATCGGAACATGGGCTTTTTTCGGTATTCAGGAAAAATTAAATCAGCACTCCACACAATTAGAGATAATGGATAAAGACTTAGTAATGAATACTGAGTTTAGAATCAAGTGGCCTCGTGGTCTTTTAGGGTCGCTTCCTGACGATGCTTCTCAATTCATGCTTATCGAGGACCTTTACAAGCAGGTGGAAAAAATTCAAGTAACCGTTGACGGCATGATGCACAACAAAGTAAATATAGAGTTTCTACAAACACAAGTAGAAAAGATGGCAGAAAATATTGAAAAGTTAAAAGATGGTCAACGAAGTTTAGAATACACAAACGGACGTTAATATGATTGAAATGGTTATGGCGTTATGCCTATTTATAATTGAAGGAGACGAGGCTAAATTAAAGGAACATTATTTTCACCCTACAGTAAGTTCCTGTTTAAAAGCAAAACGTGAAGGGGAAAGAAACGTCTCGCCAGAAGATATAATGTTAACGTGTGATAAGGTTTTAGCCGAAACAGAACTAGAGGAATATAATGGGAGGACTCGTATCTTAGAAATAATTGAGGAAGAATAGATGAAAAAATTTGCGACCATTTTACTAACCTGTTTATTTTTTACAGGCAATGCATTTGCAGGTGGAACTGTAACTAACTCTGGTACAACCGGTACAAGTTCGGGAACCAATACCCAATCAAATGCTTCTGGGTCCAATACAACAATTACTGGTGGTTACTCAAGTAATACTGAAACAACATATTCAGGTGCACATAATGAAGACTCAACATCAACATCGACAAGTACTACTAATAATAATAGTACAATACCAGTAAATTCAGCTAATGCTCCTAGTTTTTCTGCAATGTCTCAAGATGTTTGTAGCATGGGTGTTAGTGGGTCCTTTTCTTCTCCTGTCTTAGGTTTCTCTGGCGGCAAACACGTAAGAGATTTAAACTGTGAAAGAATTAAGTTAAGTAAAGTTCTTCATGATTTTGGAATGAAAGTAGCATCAGTTTCTATACTTTGCCAAGATGAAAGAGTTTTTGAAGCAATGCAAATGGCGGGTACTCCCTGTCCCTTTGAAGGAAAAATTGGACAAGAAGCATTAAACGCATGGAAGAAATATGATATTGAGCGACCAGATTATGAAACATATGTAGCTAAACTTGAAAGTCGTTCTAGAATAGATGATGAATTAAAAAGAATCGAAGAAGAAAAAATAAAGGAAGAAGAAACTCAACTTGAAAAAACAACAAGACTTAAGAAAAAATTTAGCGATGTTGTTAACAAATGATACGAACATTATTAAGTATTTTACTAATTTCTTGGACTACAAATGTTTATTCAGAAAATTTAACAACAGGAAATTTATTACCTAATGCCGGAGATGGAGTAGATTGGGGTTCCAGTTCTACTGAGATGATTAATGATGGTGGTTCTGGGTATGTTTCCAGTGGTGATACATTTAATGGTTTTACTGTCACTTGCGATTCTTCACAGGCTAATTGTGGATATAAATACGATGTAGGTGGAGACTTTGAGGTAACAGGAACAGCAACTATATCTGTAGATGATATTTCACTTACTAATGAAAGCAGAACACAATCAATGCTTGACCAAGGGATTACCCTTAACAATTATATTGATATAGCTAATTGTGAAAGTTCATCTGGTAATTGTGAATCAAAGTATGGAAGTGATGATTCACATAGTATTACAGTAGAACTTGAAAATTCTGATGGAACCACATTATCAACTGTAACACAAACAAGAACTAATCTTGTTGGCTTTCAGGGTAATTGTAGTGGATATCCAACTTATTCAGGAAGTGATGGAAGAGCTACGGGATGTGGCCAGTATAATGATACTATAATATATAACAGCACTGGTGCAAATAAAGTTGATTGGTCATGGAGTGGAACAGATAGCAGATATGGTAATGGCTCAACTGCAAGCTTAGGTGGGCCAAATCTTTTGGGTGCTAAAATGACCATGACGTATGATGGCACAACTTATGACCCATTAGATAATACTACAGAAGAATCTCTTTATTCAATAGATGATACTCTTGATGAAAGTTTGAGTGATTTTCAGGAAGAAGAGTGGTTTTATGAAGAAGACTTTACATCATCGTGGGATGATGAATGGGTTTATGAAGAGGAATTTGGATTCGAGGAAGAATATTCCTTTGAAGAAGACTTTGGTTTAGAAGAAGAGTTTACTTGGGAAGATGATTATTATTTTGAGGAAGAGTTTACTTTTGATGATTTTGAAGACGTTTCTATAGAAGAGTTTGAGTTTGAAGAATTTGAAGAGCAAACCTTTTTTGATAACTTTGAGTTTGAAGAATTTGAAGAAGTTGCAATGGAAAATACTGCCTTTGAAGAAGAATTTGAAGAGCCTGAATTTTTTGAAGAAATGTTTGAAGAAGAATTTGAAGAAACATTTACAGACTTTATAGAAGAAACTGGAATGGCAGAAGAATTTGAGCAATTTCTAGAAGAAGAGGGAATAACACAAGAAGAATTTTTTGAAGAAATTGTAGAAGAAGAATTTGCTGAAGAAATTATAGAAGAAGAGTTTGTTGAAGAAGTTATACAAGAAGAACCAATGATTGAAGAGGCTCCATCAGAGGTTGTTGAGAATGAAGAAGCAATAGAGGAACCTGAAGAAAAAATAGAAGAAACTAAAGAAGTGGCAGAAAATGAAACCGAAGACACAACCGAACAGGATGAACCCAGTAGCGAAGATTCTGAGGACACCGAAGTACAGTCAGAGGATAGTGAAAAGCAAGAAATTGTACAATCGGAAGAAAACGTCATTAAAGAGAAAGGAGTTACTACAAGTGTTGAAAAATTGGAATCTGAATTAAAGAAGAATTTAAAAAAGGTTGCTAAACACATAGCTTTAATAGCAAAGAAAAATACTAAAAATTTTACAAAAGAAGATATATTTTTTAAAAATAATAATACATTAAATGCATATCTTAAAACTAGTTTTTATAAACCTAAAAAAATATATGAGGATGTAAATCTAGGATTATATAATCAACTAGATTTAAGCGCTTATAGCAAAGATATTTATACAAAAATAACACTTGCAAGTTATATAGAAAATGACCCTGTAGAGGTTCATAGAAAAAAACTAGAAGAAATAACTAGAAAAAAACAAAAATTAATAATTGAATTGGAGGCATTACGAAATGAATAATTTAGTTACAAAGCTCAGTTCTATTGCAGCCTTAATAGGTGTTGTCGGGGCCATTGGCGCAGGCTTTGTACAATGGGGTAAAATCCAAGCAAAACTTATAGAGCTTGATAAAAGAAAACCGGTAATAAATCAAACAGTTGATTTAGGGCCAGTCAATGATAAAATTGCAAGTCTTGAAGTTGACTTAATAGATAGAATTGAAACTGTAGATGGTAAAATTGTAACAGTTGATTTAGTACCTATTAAAGAAGACATAACAGAATTAAAAAATAGGAAAGTTAATCTTAAACCTATTAATGATTCCATTAAACAATTAGAAGCTTCGGTTGCAGACTTAGGACAGAAAGTTGCAATTGTTGCAAAAGAAAATCAATTACAAGATGTTCTTATTGACGAAATTAAAGCAAAGTCTAGTAATCCATTAGCTAACTAAGGAGAGTAAAAATGCCTGATTATGGTGGACCCAAAGGATTCCAAGGTAAAAGTGAAAGCGGCAAAGGTAGTGGCGATAGTGCTAGAGAAGAGAGGATACGTAAAAACATAGTTAAGGTTAAACCTCTTGTACTTAAACCAAAGCCTAAACCGGATATGAGGGAAAAAGCAACTGCTACTAAACCATATAAATCACCTTCTTTACTTGAAAGACATCCGCCTCCTATTACTTCGCCAAAAAAAGATGTTAATTTAAAAGAAAACAAAGAAGATACTGTTAAGGCTATTTTAAGTAGTCTTGGTATAGACGACATAGACCCCAAATACTTAGATAATAAAACTTTATCTAAAACAATAAAATTAGGCGAAGAAATAGATGATACTATTGGATGGGGAAATTTGTACCAACTTAGCCGTTGGGGCCTTTTAGATAAATCAGCTAATATTGAGAAAGCGTGGGATACATATACAGCATCTCTTGAACTTACAGAAACTAAAAAGGACTGGGCAGCTAATCTTGAAAAAACGGGGGAAATTGGTAAAGGCTTTGCATATAAATTAAGTCTTGACCTTACAGAAGATGATGAGAACTTGAAAGCTTCTCTTAATAAAACGGGGAAAATTAGTGAATCCCTTAAATATGAAGCAGGTGTTAACCTTACAGAAAATGCTGAGAAATGGGTAGCAAATGCTAAACTAGTTTATGAATTTTAAAGGAGAGTAAAAATGGCCGAAAGAGGTAGATTTGGTAAATCGGCACAGCATTATGGCGGTGGCAAACAGGCTAGTGGTGATACTGCTAGAGAAAAGGCAATACGTAAAAACATAGTTAAGACTAAACCTAAAGAGGTAAAAGCTGTAACACCTAAAAGCGATGCAGGACGTTCTAGACCACCAATAGTAAAGAAAAAATTTGTAGACGTTGATGCCGAAAGAAAAGCCAAAAGAGCATTAATGGCAAAAGAATCTGCTATAAAAAAATCTCAAACAAAAGGTTTACAAGGAATAGATACGAATATAAGTAGGAGAATAAACAGACCTCTATTAGATAAATCATATGCAGACCCTTTAATAACTTTTTCTGTTCCACCATCACTTGAACCTACTTTTGAAGATGATACAGAGAAAAAAAAGATAAAAAAAATTGCCGATGAGACAACAAACATCTTTCAAAACCTATGGAATAAAATGGGGATAAACATTTATGATTTTCTTAGTACATCGGTGGGGGTAGAAAATGTTTATGTAACTAAGGCAGAAAAGAATATCATCGACTATGAGAATAAAGTTAGACTTAACTATCCGGTAACTGAATCCGAAACAGCTTCTTATGAAAACTCAAAAAATATAGTAGCAGAAGCTGAAAATTAAAGGAAAATAATATGGCCATAACAGCAACAAAAGACATGAAAAGGCAATTGATGCAAAACCCCCTAAACACCACACCGGAAATGGGGATGGAAGGCGGAGTAACTCGTCCACAAATGGTTTCTGATTTAGTATCGGCTATGAGGGATTTAGACTTCAGACAATTAATGGAACAATACGCTGCAATATCGGGACAAAGTGTTGGGGTTGACAAACCTTTAACTCAAAATATGATGGCAAAAGATATGCCAATATTGGGCCAACAATATGTTGCTCCTACGCAACCTATTAATACTCAGAATGGTGGAAATAAAACGGGTGTAAACCCCCAAGGAACGGACGTAACCCCTCAAGGAGTTGCGGCAAACCCATTAACAAACAATAATAAATTATATAATGTATAATGTCAGAAATTACAAATAAAGATAAATTAAATGTTAACGAACAAACTGAAGATTTGTTATCTTCACAAACTGTCTTTCCCGGTTTAAAAGGAGGGGAATATATAAGTAATGTAGTTGCACCTGTAACATCAGATGAAACTCTTGTTCCTCCCGATAGTCCAAAGTATTCTCTTGGTGGAAGGTGGAACGCAGGTCTTGATAATGAAAATTCTAGAAATTGGGACGAGGCATATAAAGTAATTGACGAGGCTAACGAAGAAGAAATTGAGTTAATTCTAGATAAATTTTTAGGATTAAAAAGTCTTCAATAGACTATTTAATTTTTTATCAAAATTAATTGAGTCAGACATACAATGTCTTACAACAGATGCTAATACGTGCTTATACGCAATGGTATCTAAAGCTTCGACAAGTTTCTTAGGGTCAACCCATTCGTGGTCCGTAATTAATTGACCATGATTATTAACAGACACACAAGTTTTAAAAAGGGGAGCAAGATTTTGCTTCCTTTTTTTATTGGGCTTTTTTCGCTGATTCATTTTTATTTTTTGAGTCAGCAGGTGCGGGCTGTAGTGTAACTAGTGTTCCAACTAGTTTAGCTACTTCTGAGTACGGTCTAGTCCCAAGATAATTTAATAAACTCTGTAAGTTTTCTTTTGATATAATATAGTTCATGTGTTCCTCCTTGATTTATTATATTGTAAAAAATAAGTTTTTGGCAAATTTATATTAATGAGTTTCACCATCTCATGTCTTTCTTGATTTTATTTCTCCGGCTATTGCACAATAGGCCGCCATATCAATATAGCTATCTTCGCTGACTTTTCCTAATTTAGTTCTGGCTATTTTTAATAGGGCCATCATTATTGCTACATCATGTGCATCAATGTCTGTATCGGTATATGCCGACCAAAGTTTTGCAATATTTGTATGGTTGATAACTTTATCACCATAATCTCTATTACGCTCACCTTCTACAAGTTCATTTGCTTTTTCTAAAAATAAATTACTTTTCATATTAAAATTCTACACTTAGATTAAATGATATTGTTCTTCGTAAACCCTTTCCCCTAAAAGGAAATACTTCATGCATTAACCATGCTGGAAATAAAAATATTTGTCCTACGTGTGGTTTAACAGGATATTTAAAATCAACAAATAATTGAGGAGTTCCATGTAGAAATTCTATCCATCCTGCCTGTTCACGCTCTGTATTATTCTCTATAGACTCTGGCATTTTAAGCCACCCTGCCGCAGACATCATTCCAAAATGCATATGCGGAGGATTAAAATCTCCTGCTATAGAGTTAACAATCCAACTGTTATGTAATAATACCTTCTTAATTCCCTTTTTAGATTTTTCTCTATCAAGTTTATCCCCGTCATTTAATTTTGTTTTGATATAAGTGTTAGCACAAATTCCTATCCAATTAAAAAGGCTTGGTAAGTTTTCGTGAGGCTTTGTTTGCCAAATATGTTGTTCAATTTTATGCTCCTGCTTGACATTTCCAACCAAATTATCTGACCAATCCAGTTGCTTAGATTTTTTATCACTCTTGGATATTTTATCTGCATATATGTTTAACATATCTATGTACGGTTTGGGTATTGCAAATTCCATTATCATAGGACTAAATGGCATATGAACTTTTCCTCTTAGTTTATAATCTTTATAATCCATAAATTAATTTAATTTATTTTTTCTTTGTTCTAAAAACTTACTGAAATCAACTTCATCACTTTTTCTGGGTTCTTTAGAATTATCATATATATCTTTTATTCCCTCATCAAAAACGAAATCTGGATTTTGTAAAGCAAGTCTCATCATTCCACGTGCGAGTGTCATTAATATTCCCATTTGTTCTGAATCAATTGGCTCATTAGATACACCACACGCAAAGCCTGTATCTGTTGGGGAAATATATATCATAATAGCTTTATTAAAGTCTACTTTTTTTTCTTTATCTTTTTTCATTTTCTTATTAAATCAAAAAAATGTTTTGCTCCTACTATAGCCAATGGCTCAACTTTATTCATTTTTATAATTCCAAGAGGTATTTGCTGTGTTTTTGAATTTTCATTTGCTTGTTTAATAATGTCATAAATACCCTTAAACGATTCTTTGTTTTTACATTCTATACAGTAGGGGATAAGCATTCGGGCTACATTTGATAGCTTAATGTCTGCACCACTCTCGCCCATAATGGCACAGGAAATATCATTATCCGTTAAAGTTTTGAATCCGGATAATAGTTCACTACGAACCCAATTTTGAAGTCTTCTTCCTTTTGCCTTTCCACTTTTAACTTTCATCTACTCTGGGATTATTTATTTCAGTGTACCATAACCATTTTGGATTTTTACCTTTTGATTGCTGTTGTGGTAAATACTTTAAATTATCACCCCAACATGGTTTCTTATAGGGACAAAATGAACAGGCGAAACTTAATACCCTATTACCGGTGGGTTTCTTGTAGAAAAATTCCTCTTCGTCAACAAAACATCTTTTAAAGGGTTTATTTTCCTTTAATTGTTTGATGTTATTTTTTGCTACTGTTAGGGCTTTTTCTTTGTGCTCCCCATCTTCAAGAGGAGTTTCTGTAATACACCATTCACCCGTTGATTTATTGATAACAACCCAACCGCCAAACGGAGTGTTATCCGCTTCATCATACAAATAACCTTGAATAACATAACCAAAGTTATCATTTTTAGCAATTTCATCAAAGCCCCCATTGTCTCCAAATTTATTTTCAAAGGCATATGG